ATTGTGTTTTAAGTGCCTGCATAAACAAATCTGAGAATCTTTTACGAAGTCTGTCTATAAATTTCTTAAACTTAACTTCGTCTCTAGAGATCTCTGTAGATCTACCTAGACTAAATTGTGCTTCCTGTTCTAATCTGTTAAGAGGAACATTCAGTGCTTTGTATAATTTCTTTTGGAAATAGATTATATCATCAATTTGTCCTAGGTTATCTCCGCCTGGTAAGGTTGTTATTTCTGTACCTCTTCCTCCTTCTCTCCTAGGTAGGAAGAAATCTTCCATCATGGACATATGTTTTTTATCGTCTTTAATGTCCCCTGTTTGTGCATCATAAACCAATTTATTTCTATATTGATTCATAATGTTTCTTAAATACTCTTCGGCTTTACCTTTAGGTAAATTACCGACATCTATATAGAATATACGTCTTTCAGGTGCGCGTGATATTCTGTATATTACAAGTGAATCTTCCATCATTCTAAGTTGATTCACAGGCTTAATTGCTTTATGCAAATAAGATAAAATTCTTTGTCTTCCTGGATCTAATGAACCTGAAGTACAATAGAGAATAGAATCAGGATGTATTTTTATTCCTTGACTACTTCTTTCCATCTTGTTGTCTTGAAATATGAAGTATTCTTCTGACTTAACTATTATTTTAGCGCCAGTTTTAGGATCGTCCTTTTCTTCTATTTCTTTTACTTTTCTAAGTTTGGTAGGGTCAATGTATCTTAACTCTTTAATACCAGCCTTAGGATTGCCTTCATCTATAATTACATGATAAGGTAATCTTCCATCAACATACCATTTTCTAAATATATCGTGTGCGTAAGAGTTAAAATTAACTAGTCTTAAGACTGTGCTAAATTCTTCTCTGATTGTATCTTTAATAGCATCAGAAACTTTATCTAATTTATCTAATACTATATTACAAGGTGCTTCATCATAATCACCTATGATTGTTTCATTAACAATATCTTCAATAGCTGCATCACACTCAGGCTGAGACGCTATATCTCTATATTTTAAAATAAGATCTATCTCGCTTTTGGCTTGATCGCCTGCGAGATCGAGGTACACCCCAAAGTGGCCGCTTGTCGATATGACACCGGCACCATCTTCTTCCGTATCTGGAACAAAGGAAATCCTATCTGGAGCCTTTGATCCTTTTCTTTTGATTTCAAAACCGAAAAATTCTGCCATAATTTATCCCATATTATCGGAGGCCCCGTAGGGGGCCTCTTCTAATAGTATTTATACCACTTTTAAGTTGTGGTATTTGATTCCCAATATTGAACTTGAAGCTCAACTGTAAATTCTTCAATTGCATCCGAAGAGTCATAACTCAGGTCTATAGTACTAATACTAGTTGGCCAACAACCTCTGACGTCATACGTCTTAGTTGTTTCACCAGCTTTATTTAGCTGTTCAATCACTAAATCAGAAACGTAGTCAGTAACATCTGACATACCTGTATTCCGATTATGCTGATTAATACCATTACTCCACTGTTCGAAAGAATTTCTTACTTCGAAATTAACATCGTTAATAACGGTAAGAGTAATCGGTTCGAAAGTACGATCACCAGCTATTTGAAGCTGACGACCTCTGAATGGTATTGCAATAGGTCCGATAGTCGAAGCTGGTATTGAAATTCCTTTACATAAGAAAGAAGTTAATTCAACATTAGCTGTAACAAACAGTGGGAAATTACACGTAACCTTGAAAAGGTTAGGTCTTGCTCCACCACCGGTTAATTTAGATTTGAAATCATCAACGCCTAAAATAGCCATAATTTTCTCCTATTAACCTGTTGCACCGGCGATTTCCGTAAAGGAAACACCAGTTCTGGTAGCTACAAAGTTCAGAGTAATAAAATTAATAGATCTTGCAGGCTTGATATAAATATCAGCTACAAAACTATTAGTATCGATTACTTGACTTGTATTATTAGTAGTATCGCAAACAACTAAAAAGTCTGTTAGTCCTCTGCGGCCCTTTACATCTCTCAAGAAAGGTTCAACTAAATTCTTGAATTGTGCTCGAGTAAACTCGTCGTTAAATTCAAATAGTTGAGCTTTTGCTGCTATTGAGACGGCTTTTTCTAAAACATTAAACAATCTACGTACGTTAATACGATCGAAAGCTGAAGGTTTAGCTAAAAGCGTTTTATCTCCGAATAATACCGTACCCTGTCCGGGTAATGATACTATAGGATTAATCCTACCTTTATACAATGTATTCCTTTGCGCTTGGTTTGGATTGTAGGCAAGTTTAGTTATACCGAGTAGTTGACCACGAGTAACACCAGCTGGTGAATACCATGCGTCAGCTACATTGTCGGCATTAGCACATAGACCGGCCACATGGCCAGCTGCACCAATCCAACGATAGGTATCGTTATACTTGTCATACACATAAACAGCACCAGAATCAACAGAAGCATAAGAGCTCGATGTTAATCCGGAGTTGTCTGTGTTAACCCAGGCCTCTACCGTAACTTCAGGTGTAGTTACACCTTGTGAATCTTCGATAGGGGGCGATACAAATGCCATACAATCTTTTCTTGCGTTAGCAATAGAGATTAAATCTAGTGCAATTGTATTCGCTCCATTAGCATCTGGATATGCAAAGAGTAGGTTTACATCAACCGTATCGGCGTCAGACAATAGGTCGTAACCTAATGCAATTTCACCTGCGGTTGGTGCGTTATCGTCGGATCCACCGGATAGCGAATCTGCTATCGCGGTTGTAGAACCGGCAATTGAAGATGCTGCAGTAATAGCGTTACCAGCATTACTTAACGTAGTTGGATGATCCATCCATCGTACGTAAGCAGAACCAGCATTGACAGCATCAACATAATAGTTAGATGTGCCATCGCTTTTTTTAGCATCAGAACCTTGTGATACGAAGGAGAATTTTTCTAGAACGGTACCAGCCACTCCGGAAAATAATCCATCTTCATCTAGAACGAGAACGTGAAGTTCATCGCCTATAGTTCCTTTGCCTAAATCAGCAGCATAAGTTGAAGTTTCAGGGACTCCATCAAATAAATCGGACCATTTATTGGTTCCGTAATATGTGATAGTTGCCCAATTTGAAACTCCTTCAGTAGCTATTAATACTTTAAGGCTATTGCCTAGGTTTCCTGGGTATTTTGCAGCCCAGTTGCCTACGGCGCCAGCACCGGTATTATAGCTATTATCAACATAATGGGCATCATTTTTAATTAATAGTCCAGCTCCGTCTGCAGTCGCGTTATCGTGACTGGTTGCGGCTCTGACTACTTTCAGCGCACTGCCATATTTTAAAAATGACGCGGCTGTAAGAAAGTATTTTGCAGTATTGGAATCTGGCGTACCAAATATTTCTGCCAAGATCTTTTCAGATCCAACAGTAATAACTTGGTCAACAGGACCCCAATTGAATGACCCAACGAATCCACCAATGCTGGTAGATACGGCAGGTACTACAGATGTTGCGTCTACTTCTAAGACTTGTACACCTGGTGATACTTGAAATGCCATCGCTTTATCCTCTCAAAAAGGTTTTGTTATAAGTAACATAATAAGATTATATTCAATCAGTATTATTTATAATAATTTGAATTTAAAGAATCTTTTATCCAGAAAACCTATTATATTTTTCTTCAAACCAGACGTTTCCTTCCCCATCTCCGATTCCTTCTTTTTTTTCTTGTCCGTCGTCAATAATTCCAAACGGAAGCATATCGTCTTGAATTGCTTTTAATTGTTCTTTATACAACATATCTTTCATATCTATATTAGATATTCCGGCAAATATGTCCGTCGTAGTAAACCATCCAAACAATACTAAATTCATCATTAGGTCATCATGATTAGGTGCAATTGCCATAAAAGAAGACCCTTTAGATACAAAAGTACTCATTTCTATTATAGTTTGAGGATCTCGTATCAATAATTTCTTTTGTTCGATTAAATCTTTTATCGAAGAACAACCTATTCTTTTAACTCTTTTGGTCATAGTTGCTCCTATAGCATCCTTTTTAATTGCAGATTCTACGAACATGTTCTCATATTCTAGGTCATAGTATAATCCGTTACACACTACTACTCCTGAATCGTTAGATTCTATAAGAACGTAAGCTTCATTATAAGTTTTTGCATACTTATAAACTATATCTGGTAACAACATAGGAGATATATTATTGTCTCTAAATGTTGCAACCTGCTCAAAAGGGTCCATAGATACATCAATTATGTTGAAAGTTGAATAGTCTTGTCCTCTACCTTTTGCTACATCTACCAGAAGTATGTAGTCGTGTTCTGGAATAGTTTCTTTATATATAAATACATTTTCTCTTATATGTACAGGTTCTTCTGCCTTTTGTGCTAATAAATGATTCGCACTTATAAGTGTATTACCTCTACCATGAAATGTATTACCAAATTCTTGCTCAAACTGTAATTCTGAAGTATTAGATATTGTTATATCTTTCCATTTTTCATCTCTACCAGGTACATCCCACCAATCTATTCTAAAAGGTTTAAATTCATTTGTATTTGTAGTTGCACCTTCCCAAAGTTTATGATATATATTTCCTATACCATTAGCAGTAGATGTTACTATAATTTGAGTATCTTTACCGGCCGAAATAACTGGATATGTAGAGGTATAAAATTGTGCATCATTTTCTACAAAAGCAAACTCATCGAGGAACAATAAGTTGATCGATAGTCCTCTAATTGAAGAACCCGATGTAGCCGAGGCTATAATTCTTGAATTGTTACTAAATTCTATACTTCCTTTATTTAATGCTTTACATCCTGGTTGTAAAAAGAATGGTAAATTCTCTAGTGCGAGCGTTACGCGTGCAAGCATTTCTCTGGCAATTGCACCTTTATTGGCCAATATTGCAATAGTTTTTTCTGGATGAAAACAAGCATACCATAATAGATATACAACAGATGATATAGATTTTCCACTCTGTCTACATGCTAAAACAATAGCAAATCTATTCTCATGAAAATGGTTGAACATTTTTTCTTGATATGGATAAAGATCAAAAGGAATAAGTCCCTCGTCTAGAGAGATAATCTTAATATACTTTCTTGCAAAGTACGCAGGATCCTGCATACATTTTTGATATTCTATAACTTCTTCTTTATTAAAGTCGGTTATTACACCGTCTCTTTTAACACTTGGGTTACCAAGATATCCGAATTCGTTATTTTTTATCCTCAGTTTCGACATCTATAATATTATCCTTATCTAATAGCATTCTTTGTAAATCTGTTGTGCTTCCAACAAATACATTGTTATTAGTTATTTCTTTCCTAACATCATCCTCTGTTAATTCTCTCTTATTCTTTTGAAGCTTCATTAGTTTATCAGTAATGTCACCAATGGCTTTTAAATGATTAGATAAAACTTCAAATGCACGAGGATGTTCAGATTCTCTGGCCAATTCGGCTAATGAATCCATTGAGTAGGTGCCAACAGATATAAGATCTTTTAAAGTTTTCCGCGAAAACTCATAATCATCTTTTATGTCTTTTTTGTCGACATAATCTTGATTTGTTTTTTTATGTTTAGTAGGAAGGTTTTTGGCCAGCCTATCAGAGATAGCTTGTTTTTTATTCATAATGTATTGTTATTAATCGTCAGAGGTTATATATGAAGCGATGGTCGCAGTTGCTCCGGACGACCCACCTGTTAATGTTTCACCTATATTTAAATATCCTGAAGGAGCCGCCATACCAAGTATGGTGTTTGGTACCGTCGGTGGATTAGCTACAGTATATGTGCTAACCGTACCAGTAGTTCCAGATATACTGCCAGTTATGGTTTCTCCAACCGTAAACGTGCCACTAAGGCTGGTAACAGTCGCAATCCATGAATTTGGTACACCTAGTGGATCATAACTAGTTACTATATTATACTCACCGCTAGCAGGAGTACCTGTTACTAATGTGTCATCAGCGGTAGCAGTAGCAGGAACAACATCTATATCTACTCCAGCAAATTGTTCGGTAGTATTTCCTTTATTATACCAATCGATATCAATAGACTTAATAATACCTTGAGTATCGGTTCCACTATAGAATGTCATCTTCATTGTAAAATCTAAAGAATAAGTTAATACTCTTCGACTTGCGTAATCACCTTCAAATTCGTCTAGAATAGTAACAGAATTTAATATAATAGGAACATCTTGTTTATAATTGGCCCATCCATCAATAGGTTTAATTGTAACTGTATAGTCCGGTTGGAAGTAGGGTAATATTTGTTCTAAAACTTGCAATCCGTCATCTTGATTTTTTGCAAGAATGTTAAGTTGCATCCCAATATTATAAGGAGTTTGTGCTTGAATGTGTTGTCTTTTATTTGTATCTGTAGAATAAGGTGCTGTTATTTTATTTAATTTATTTTCTTTCTTATTTAAATCTACTTCTAAGGAAGTAATTTCAAATGACATTCTAGGTAATTTGAGAGCCATGGCCCCGTCTGTTAAACTATTTTGATCTAAACGTGCTAGGAACTTTTGTTTAGGTCCGTATGCTAAAGGTACCTTTATTTGGTTTAGGACACCGCCTGCACCATCTTTTCTAATAACCGATATGTTATTAAACATAGTACCAAAGACCGCCACGGACTTTCTCATGGTTGCGTGATAAAAATGAGTACCAAACATTAGAATGTATCCGATGGATCGCCAAAGGGATTAGCTTCGGTAAAGTCTAAGAATGAATCTGCATCTAATTCAAATTGAACATTCTCTGCTCCACCATCTGCAGGATCTATATAGGCACCAAAAGAAGTATCTCCTATATCGTAAACCTTTGTTATATGACTAGATACGGTCGAAGTCGCACCTACTATAGGAATTGTAGTCGATACTATAAAGTCTCTGGCCTCGGCAATACCTGCAACACCAATATTAGATACAGTTATTCTTCCGCCTGTTGTAGATAAGTGTTCTACTGTCTGTACTTCACCGGATACCGTAATACCTGCAGCAACTAATTGACTAATAGTTTCTCCCTGAGTAAAATGAGCGTTACCGCTAGTTGTATAATCTATGGTAACTTGATAAGATTGTTTAACCTGTATAATATCAATTGCGTCAACACCGGTTTCGAAATCTTCTTCATTATATTCATAAAGAGCACATTGAAGTTTATAAACGGGTAAATTAGAAAGCTGATAGAATGGTTGTTCATGTTCAACGAATGTAATCTCAAAGAATTTATTTGACATTGGAAGGAATAATATATCTCCTTCATTAGGAACAGGATAATCAACAGTTGTATTCCAGGCACCTACAATTTTTCCCCACTGTCTACGGGATATAATAAAAGTAGCTTCATCTCTTATCTCTAATCCAAACTTAGAATATAAATCTCCTGAGCCTTCAAACCCACTAGAGTTTTCTATATATGCTTCGATAATATAGGCATCATCAAATTTAGATGCTCTGTCTTCCCCTAAGATGTGATCTCTACTGACTAGTGTTCTAGGTAGATAATAAACATCTTGACCGAAAATTTTAAGAGATTCTATTATTAAATCTTCGTAAAGATTTTGCTCTGATTTAACGGCTTGTGAGAAATATACATTTCTAGCCATAATTTACCCCGTCATAAAATCAACCGGCATTTCCCAATTGAGTCTGGCTTCCTCGGTTAATCTTTCTAAGTCTGTGGCAGAATCGTCAAACAATTGTCTTCCGTTGAATACTACTCCACCTGGCATTTCCATTCCTTCAAACTTAATTAAATTCGCACCCCACTGTTGTTTAATAAGTGCAGTTGCATATTTTTTAAGAAAATAATCATTGTATATGTCAGTATAAGTTGCCGGATCTAATATTCTATAACAATCAACAATTAAATAATCATCTATTTCAATTTCTGCAGACCAATCCATATCTATTCTTAATGTGTTTCTGTGTCTGGCAAAATCAATGTGTTTATTACTAGTATCGATAACCATATCCAACATAGACAACCACTGTTGTGTCATTTCATATTCTAAAAGTGATCCCATATATCCTAAAGAGAACATATCGTTTAAATGCATTTGATATTTAACATCGAACAAATTTACCGAATTGTTATTAATATCGTTCAAAGGAAATACTCTTACAACATTAGTTACTAAATCTGGAATATTAATATAACCGTTCTCTATATTACCTTTTACTATAGTCGAAACTGTAGCTGTCGCTTCCGAAGTTCCACCTGTAATAGTTTCTGCAGCAAAGACATTATTTGAATTTCCTAAAGCAGAATATGTAATCGTACTTCCGGTGGCAGATACAACTACTGCTTGTGCATCCGAAGTTCCACCTGTAATAGTTTCTCCGACTGTAAAATTGCCGGCTACCGCCGCAGACAATGTTAATGTAGATCCTGTCACTTTATGCTTTAAGAATACTTTTTCTATTGCGTCATGATGATACTCTTGGTAGAATTGTAGAGCTTCGTCTATTCTATCATCTACTTGATCATCGTCAACATTAATTTCTATTACCGGATGGCCTAGGGCCCTTTTACAGTAACTTACTAATGTTGCTCTTGAATTTGGTTTAGCCATTATACTTCCTCTATACTATATTTATTTATAAGATCTGCTTTGGCTGCAGCGACCTTTGTTGCAACTTCATTATTAATATGTTCATGTTCTTCATTCAACCAATTCATTGTATTAATAGAACAATCTAATTCTGCTTGATATACAACTGGACCGTCGGCCGTATTAAAATTAATTTGTGGATAAGACATTATAATTCCGCTCCATATTTTGCAGTTAAAATTACATCAAATGCTGATAAATCCTTTGAAACTATATAATCCACACCACCAGAAACAATCTTAACTGTAAATACTACGTCAGTATTATTAACCCTAGCTGTGACAGCATTACTAAAGACATCTCTTTTAGCTACCCAAAAATATTGATAATATAGTAGATTCGTAGTCATTTCTCTATATGTATTTTTTGTAATATTCGGACTTGCATCTGGATATGCATATGCAGACCAATTATTACCAAGATTTGTTACTGATCCAGTATAATCATGTTTAACATAAAAGGTTGGACTAGACATACCAGTATAGTTTATATATCCCCAATACTCTGTTGCCAGAGCTACAGATGTTCCGCTTTTCATTAGAACTTTGATTCTATTATTCGCATCATCTCTAAAAAATTGACAATCACACCAGGCATCTCCTGCTGTTGACTGTGAATTATACTGTTCGTTTCCCCAACTTGAAATCTCTGTACCAGCTGCTCCTGGAAAAGCTCCACCAGCGTTACCGCTCGGTAGTGAAATTGTTGGCCAAGCATCAATACTAGTATGTTCATATCCTGAAAATTCTAGCATACCATAGGGTGATGCATCAGTATCTCTAGGACTTGATCCTCTAGTTGACTCGGTATAATTAATAGAATTTGTACTAAGAGTAACTAAACTTCCTGAGCTAACAGAGGTTACAGTAGTGTCAATGGAATTAGCTGCACCGGCTGCTTCTTTAATTGATATACTTCCTGATGTTGTTATTGCCATACTACTATTTATACCTTATTAATCTTCTAATGCTTCTATTCTTGCTTCTAGTTCTTGTATCGTTTTAACTAATAATGGGACTAATTTGCTTTGGTCTATTCCTTGATGATCTGGATTTCCATCTTCATCTATAGCATCTTTTTCTCCACTAACAGCTTCAGGCACTATGCTAGAAACTTCGTGTGCTAAGAAACCTTCTATTAGAGTATTTGTATCATCTGCTATCCAATTAAATCTAGCAGGTTTTAGCTGCTTGAGTCTTATTGTAGCGTCCCATGTGTAGTC